GGGAATTCTCCATCTTTGAGTCCTATACCTAGGTACTCGGTTCCTGGTACAATCTTACCCGTTCTCGATATACCACCTTTGTTAGACACGAGAAGTCGAACACCGTCTATTTTTGGTTGTACATAAAATGGTTGAGATATGTACTTATGTCTATCTTCCCATTTATTCGCCAACATAGGAAGAATAGGTATCTGCTTTTGATTCTCCCACATCGTCTTTGCACGTTTAAGAGCGCTATCATATCCAAGCTTGACGTCAATTATAGAAATAGATTCTTTCCCACCGACCAGACCAGTCTTTTTTATGATACGGGCCGTTCCATCAGACACACTTTCCACACTTATATCAAAATACCTCTGTCTGCCGTTTTTATCGGTTTTAAAAATTGTTTCCATTATATTAAGGGTAGATATGATTCCGGTCGTAAATTACGAGCGTTTGGAGCGACTTAAGCCTCCCCCACCTACGAATATTCCATTGAATGCGAATACTGCGTGTATATTTATAATAATATTAGCTGTTATTGGTTTATATAAAAGAAGTGTGGATGTTAGTCAATCGAGGTCACGACGTTATACTTGAGACACTCTTCAACATTTAGATAGATATCCTTTTTCATGAGTTTCTTGAACTCCTTTTCTGGAATTTTAGTCTTCTCGAGGTAGACCTTTGTGATCATGTCCATAAACTTGGAGCACGAGTCCATTTCATTTTTAAGATCTTCAAACTTGCCCCAGAAACCATTCGTAGACAATTGATGAATGAGAACGTGCGCGTTCTTACCCATGCGGCGTTCATGTCCACCAAGCAAAATGAAGGATGCAGCACTACAGCATGCACCTTGTGCGATGGTGATGACTTTCACGCGTGATTTTTCGATCACGTTCATCGCACTGAGACCAGCAAACATTTCACCACCATCACTGCATATGTTAATTCTAATTTCCGGTTTAAATCCCGGGAAGTCGATAGACTGCTTAAGCAACTTATTTTCAAGCTTTTTGAATTCTTCAGTAAATTCCAAAATATCGTCCGTCGTCACGTCACTGTAGAAGAACATTTCATTACCAATGATGCGCGTCGTCTTAAATTCATCATCACCGGTTGCGAGTGGTAAGATAGTCGGAGTTGGCATCTTTTGTTAATCGCGTCGATATGTTTTAAGTTACTTTTTGTACTTTTTAAATGCAGACCCACTCGATGGGATTTTAGTTTTTTTTACGTATTTTTTGAACGCAGATCGTTTGGATGAGATAACCTTCGGTTTTGGGGATACGGCAAATTGTACAACACTCTTCATTATGGTTTTCATTTGATTGTTAAACTCTTGACGTACACTGGTTACCAACCCAGATACGGTACGCTTACTCGTAGCTGTGCTGTTGTTGCTATTGCTATTGCTCATTTGTATACTCTTTTATTTTTTTCTTGATTTGTGATACTTCACGCGGTTTCAGTTTATTACCAATCGATAAATGATTTATAACATCAAAATCTTGTGGAGTAAGTTTATAATGGGTGTACATCTCCAAGTTGTTTTCTACGGCATATTTTCGTAGGAGATACAATTCTTGGTGACTCTTGCACCCAGATCTAAGTTTTATATTATTGTATTTCTGACTTCGCATCTTATAATTTCCAAACTTAGTCCAAAAACTACCCGGTCTGAGTGTTGATGCGTTCAGTTTTTTGCCTAAATTTGTTCTAGGTATGTTTATCACTGCATTTTCAAAATATAACATAGAACTCCAATGTCCCTGATATATACTCGTATCGAATAGATCGGCATCGGATAACGAATATGCTATATTTTTGTAATTAACGTCGTTTGAGTCTAGATAGTTTTCGTGTATAACACCCCACACGTGTCCATGTTCCGAACTCAGATCGGATATTTTCGTGTGAGAGTCATCACATAATACTAAAGATGCCAATTCTTTTGGTTCTATGAAATGATCTTTTTCATCGGAACAATTCATATAATCAAAAAAGTTGTGCAAGTTGCCTTTACATTTTTTAGCGATCGCGAGTGATCGTTCATTGTTGTTCAAATCGAGGGTTGCGATTTGTTCTGGTGTTCTCTTTGGTACGAGTATGAGCTCGAAGTTTGGTAATAAATATACACTATTAGATGAAACTATGAACGGCTTTTTAGTAAGCCTATCACCTTCGGATACACACTCTATTAGTTGTCTTTGAACCAGAACTTCATGTCTATAGTCGTCTAGTATCAGGTGCATGTTCGATTCTTTTAATTCTTCCAACACCTTGAAGTTGTCCGCGACTTCTATACTGTTCGTTTCATCTAAGACTGAATTTATTATAAAACTTTTACCCGTGCCGGATGCACCGCATATCATGACGTTTTTTCCATCTTTTATATGTGATTTTAAAATGTCGATTTCTTTTTTATGGAGCGTATAACCCGTACTCTTTTTTTGTTTTACTATTTTAACGAAAGCGTCCATGCCTGAAAATAAGAACGATGATCTCGCTAATCAGGCTATAGATATTATTTTTGAAAATGATGCGCTTCAGACTCGGATAATAGATCCTATAAAAAGGAAAGCGATTCCTTACTTACTATGTTTTGGTATCTTTAATTTAATATTGTTTATTTTAGTCGCTTTCATAGCAAAACGTGTGTTCACTTATTCTTCGTCTTCTTGATTATCTTCGGTGCCAACTTCGAGATCGACATCCGCGGTTTTGACCGGTTTAGTTATTAGTTCGATTGATTTGGATGCACGTTTACGAATGCTAGACTTCTTGAATGGATCCACTATACCCCGCTTGCCGGGCATCACACGTCCACGCAATTCATCGAGTTCTTCTTTCAGTTCTTCTTCGGTCATATTTCTTTGATTCGGATTTTTTAGGAGACTCATGATGGAGTATTCTTTTATAGCCTTGAATGGAAGTATCGGATGAACGTGTAGTATTTCTGGTTTTGTGAATATGTTATCATCTGGGAACTCTCGGTCGAACGAAGTTAATATCTTCTTTGGTATGGGTGGACTTTGTTCGATGAGTCTGTCCATCTCTTGTTGACAGTCGTGGACCATGTCGCCACCATCGAGTGTTCTATTCACCAATGGAAGGTTTAGTTCAAGTCTAATTTTACGCGACAATTTACCATACAGTTGTGACGCAGATCGATGACTTTCCATCAATTCATTTATTTTGAGAAACTGCATGATAGTCGCGATAATACCCGCGATGAGATTAAGACCACCGATGATCGATGGTACGGCTGAGCGAATACTCACGGGAAATTGTTCCTGTGCAAAATTCGCAGTGCCCGTGATGGTTGAAAGCACGATCACGGGAAGCGTAAAACGCATACTGAGTTTTTGAAACATCAAAAATGATTGGTAGTTCATGTATCTATAACAGGCGGCAGCTTCACCCCATTCCTTGAGGACCTTTTCCTGTTGTGTGTGCCACTGTTTGGGTGCGTCGGACTTTTCGATATCCTTTGGAAATCCTTCGATTGAATTCGCGTTAATAATTTCTTGCTCCATATTAATAGATGAACATTATATTCTTCATCCACCTCGTATTATTCATGGTGGTGCTCATCGTTCCATTTCTGAAAAATACGCAGTTACTTGAAATGTATAGCATACTCATACCGTTCATATTTTATCATTGGTCCGTAAACGATGATACGTGTGCACTCACACAAATGGAAATGTACGTCACGGGTAACGCAAAAGAGGAAACCTTCTTTGGTAGAATCGTGGGACCCATATATAAGATGGACGACACCGATGCGAATAAACTTTTGAAAACGGTCATGTTTACGTTGTGGCTTCTCGTACAGTATAGATTAGGTAGGATAAATTTTGACTAAATAAACTTGCCTAAGTCGCGCACATATATACCAATAATCATTACAAAATAAAGATGCCTTCTTACGCTCCAGTTTACGATTACAGGTGGGGTTCGGGAACCAAACTGGTCACCGAAAGGTCTATACTGACCAGCTCTAGAAAGTTCCTAATCGTAAACGGAAGAAAGATAGAAATTAATCGTGTTCCTAAAATTGGTGACCATGGGATTCACGGGGGTGTGTTGCAAATTATGCGTGGTGAACGAGTCATCAACTATCACTAGATAAAACTTAGACGCTACTATAATTTAATGGACTACAAAGAACCAAAAAAACGCGTGACTAAAAATGACAAGAAACATAGTAAACAAGTGTATTCACAAAAACATGTAAGAAGAATACAAGATATGTTATTAAAATCTAAGTCTACTAATAATGAACGCAAAGACTAAACACACAGCCATGCTCATAACGATATTCGTATTGTTGCTCGTGATTTTGTACACGCTCACTAAGCCTCAGCCCGTCAGACGCGTACACACCCGAGAGCGCGTCGCCGTACCGGTTCAAATTCCCGTAGAGCGTGAATTTAGAGCGCCACCAATCAAGGAGTATAAACCACAACGCGTCCAACAGATGGGTGTGCTGCTCGGTGAGAACAACGAAACATTACCCTTGTACGGCAAGGAAGTGAGAGGAAGACGGGATAGATATCATTATTACACGGTAACACCCGGGGATCAAATGTACTCTCTTCCAGTGAGTTTTGGTGAAAGAGACTGCATGGATGACATGGGTTGTCAAGAGATTTACGGTAACGAGACCGTAAACATATTGGGACAATCGGGTGATTATGCCGCGAAATTGTATAGAACGGATAACTTTTTCTAATCAGTCTTTTCTTCTGATTTTGGTATCATGCTTAGGGCCCTGTGATATGTGTCATATGTAACGAGGCAACTCAGTACAATACACGCCGCGAGTGATCCGTAGCCGACTGGTTTCATTGGCACCGGAACCCACCATCCTATGAACTTTTTGCGCATAACATTTGTTATCATGATGCAACAACAAAGTATCGATAATGCAGACACGGAGTAGTGTTTGTTTTTATCGAATGGCACCGTTGGACTCCACGCGTCTTGACCTGGAAATATATTTATACCGAGTACATTCAATAGAGGTAGAATCAATGCTGGTAACATCTGTTATTTACATATATTTTATATTTAGTCCGAAACGCATTTTCATGAAGCGCATTGCGTCGCGCAGGTCTGGTTCACTCCATAAAAGCCACCTGGACCAAAATCCCGCAGTCTTCAAACCCGAGATTCCCCAATCCTCGAGTTTGCTCTTACTCACTTTAGACATTCTCTGGTGTACCTTTTGTGGGTCACTAAATTTTCGTGTGTCTCCGCCACCGTGTCGTAATACATAGAGACGCATACGCATGGGATCTTTGTGTATGGTGTAATCCGTGTACCCCTTGCCACCAAAGTCTACATGATCTCCGTCGGGAAAAGTGACCCGGTACTTCTTATCACGGATCGGACTTTTCTTGAGTGTGACCCTCATTATTATTAACATCCGATTTTTTTTTGAATTTCACTTTTATGTAGGGATATACAGGATTTCAAATCAAAAGACGAGAATAATTGCGAAGCAACACCATGTTTTTTCATTTTTAAAAACACAAAAAACTTTTTTTATTTTT